AGTGCCTCATCGCTCGGCAGCTTGCCACGGTTGCACGTCCGGGTTGCCCCGGACGCTCTTTGTGTGATGAATACCGTATGGTTGCCGACATAGCGCAACCGCCAGCATTCGCTGTCAATGCTTAGCCAATTAGACATTGCCGTGGAACCTTTCATAAGTGAGTGCGCTATAGCCTAACCTATCCAAGAGCTTAATCTGCTCAAGGCTTAGCAGCACTGTGTCGCAGTGCGGATGGGTAAACGTCCTGTGCTTGGACGTTGTAGGGCCGAACTTTTCCTTGTTCTCGAACCATGTATTGGCCCTAGGAACGTAGACGAACAGCGGCCAATGGCGTCCGTAGCTATAGACCACATAGCGTGAGAAGCCGCCCGCTGGTTCGAGAAGCCACTCAGCGTATAGCTGACCGTTGGAGTTCTGGAATGCTTCCTTACGTTGCACGTAAGGACCAGCTAACCGTCCGTTAATTCGTTTAGACATAATTTATCCTTTCTTAGCCTCATCAGTGCCAGCGATACTGGCAGACCGCATCACTGCGGTTTCGGCTTGGGTTAAGTATGGCAGTAGCCGTCCTTTTCGATGCACAACCACATACCCATGCAGTGGATAACCACTGCACCATTGCAGCCAATGGTGGGCTGGATGCGTTCCCGCAGGGAACGGTAAGTGATATGGCTATCGCCATACACCATGCGCTGATAGAGCTTCCTGATCGACTGGCGCTGTTCTTTGGTAGTTCTAACCATTATGTTTCTCCTAGTAGTTAAGGCTTGAGTGAACAGTGATGATGTAGCGGTGGCCGTACATCCGGTTGATACTGGTGACACCACCAGTGCGATGACCACAGCAATCGTGCTGGCAGTAACAGCGCATCTCAAAGTAACCACGGATATCTTCCTCGGTCCTGTCGCTTATGCGGTCTTCCTCGGTTTCGAGGATGTAGACCGTGGTCTTAGGCTCGGTGTAGTCGTAGTCATCTTCGCCGCTACCTTCGCGGCAGTCCGTCAGCGTGCCGCTTTCCATGATCCTGAATGACATTAGGCATACTCCTTGTTGAGGTGGGCTTGGGCGGTGGCAATGGCGTCTTCGTGGTTGTCGGTGTAGTAGTCAGCAAGGCTGAGGTATTCTCCCTTAATGAAGAACTGTACGGTGTATTCCCTGTACTCACGATCCCAACGGACCTTGACGCTGTTGCCATTGGGGTTGGACCCGGTGAAGATGATACGGTTAGCCATAGATCAGTACTCCGCATTGACGAAGAGGACAGTGCAAGAACCATAGGGGCGGAAGGCATAGCTATCGCCATAGTCATCGAGGCGACCCTTTACACCAGACAGGCCCATAAGTGCCTTAGCTTTACGTAAAATAGCCGCTCGGCTGGCAGCACCATCGAGTGTAAACTCTGCACGTTTGACCCAACAGTAGTTGGATTCACCGGCAAACGTATCTGTATACTCGACTGTAAACTTAGTCATCTCTTTACATCCTTATGGGTTGACACCAATGTCAACCGAACCACCAGTGTCCCAGAAAGCGGGTCCGATGTCGATGCGACACATCGTCGCACCCCCTAAGTTTACGTAACTATCTGTGCTGGTATCTGGACTATCCGTTGTAAACAGATAGGCTAAGTGCTTGATATTGCCACTGAATTTCACTGCTATCTGAACTATCTGTGTTTTTTCTGTTAATGTGGAGGTAATTTGGGGGGTTATGGGGTTTACAGGTGTAAAGTCTATAGGATTAGTAGAGATTAACCAAAAAAACCCCCCCGCTTATAATATTTTTAACAGATAAATAGATAGTATAGATAGAAAAAAAAGCTCCCCCATGGTAACTCCTTGGTTTCATTGGACAATCCCTAACTTTACAGTAAAGTTAGGGGTATAAGTTTACTGTAAAGTTCTAAAAGATAGTGTGCCTAAACCAGCCAAAATCACAGATAGTTGGCGCTAAGTCATTGAAATCATTAGCCCTGTAAAGTTATGGCCGCTTTACAGTAACCTTAACTGTATGTTGCAGTGCGGTAAGTGTACATTTACAGTAAACGTAAAGTATGCCATAAGTCTTAACTGTCCATATTTTAGGGCAAGCTATAGGCCCCCGACGTATGGCCCACTCACACACCCCAAAAGTACGCCGCAGGCGCGGATGGTCAGAGCCGTGGTGTTTAGGCATAGGCAACAAAAAACCCTCCCGAACCGAAGTCCGAGAGGGTGGAGGTTATCGTTGGCTTGCAAGCCACGTCAGCGCGTCAGCGACCGAGTGGAAGTGACCGAGGCCGGGGCCGATCCAGTAGCCATCCGGGTGACGCAGTTCCCAAAACTTGCCGCTGGCGCGGTAGCGAAGGATGTAACGCATGGTGTTCTCCTTTGGTTGTGGGTGGCGGGATCATTCCCGCCACCCTTGCTTGTTACCGTTGGGACAAGACCTCAATCCGGTGCTTTTCTTTGAGGCGGCGCTTGACCGCCTCGCTGATCTTCCGCTTAACGGTCACTTGGACCGTGTAACGTTTGCCCTTGACCTTCACGGTCAGCGTCATGTTCTTTTCCATTGTCGTTTCCTTTGATTGAGGAGGTGGAACCCGCCCGGAGGCGGGTTCCGTTGGTGTTACGCGCGGGCCTTCTTAGCGGCCTTGCGGGTTGCTTCGTCCGGCATCTTGTTTCGATTGGCCTTGATGAAAGCCTTGGCAGCTTCAATCTGCGGCTCGAATTTATCCCATTGATCGAGATAGAACGAGAAGGCAACCGATCCGGGCAACTGGACCGCCATGCGGCCCAGATTGTCTAGAGAGATGCCAGCGGCCTTGCCGTTTCCGGCCTTTGCCGCCTTGGCTTCTGCTTCAGCGGCACGCTTTTCAGCGTCCCGAACGCGGGCCTCAAATTCCGCCATCTTAGCGGCCATCTCAGCCTGCATTGCCTGAAGCGACACGCCAGCGTTGGACTTAGCCATTGTAGTTCTCCGATTTACGATGTTAATCAGCAGGGCAGGATTGTCCTGCCGACACTGGAAGGCATCTGCTTTCCAGTGACTTCAATGTGGCATATCCATACCAGATTGTCAAATCGGCGTGCAATCCCAGCGGTTTGGGCCTTGCCGCGCCATAGGCGCTCATAGGTATCGCGCACGCGCAAGCGCGGCGGAAGGGCGGCACCGGGGGGTACATGGACAAGGAAAAACGACTGGCCCCCCATTTGTAGGCAACCTCTCAAAGCAAGACCCCAAAAACCAATGTTAAAATTAACAGATATCAGAAACCAATGTTAAAATTAACAGGCATCAGAAACCAATGTTAAAATTAACAGATATCCAAAAACTAAAGGTAACATTAACCTAAGCCTTTGATTCGTCACATTATTCCTGCTAAAAACGCCCCGACGCTTGGTCGGAGTATATCCATGGCAGAGTGCTTATGGTGTGGTGTTGCCTATGAGCAACGAAATTCGCTCCACAGATATTGCTCACGACGATGTAGAGATAAGGCGCTACATGGCGTGGAGCATCAACGGGCGTGGGTAAGTGGTAACTGGCAGCGATACCTCAACCGCTTGGCAAAGACAGGTCGGTCCCGCAAGGACTTATCGACCCAAGACCTGCTGGATATTCTTGAAGAACAAGGCGGGCGCTGCGCACTTACCGGCGTCAAGATGACCAACATACTCGTTGAAGGCCGCAGGGTCTGGACGAATGCCAGCGTGGACCGGATAATCTCTGGCGGTCCCTACATCAAAAACAACATCCAATTGGTATGCGCGGCGGTCAATAACTTCCGCTCACAGATGTCAGTCGAGGAGTACCGTGAATGGTGCCGCCTCGTCGCGCGGTTCCGTGGTCTACCGAAGAGGAAATGATATGCACCCGCTTTGCCCAACCGTCGTTGTCTGGAACGACATCTTCGATGAAGGCTCCGAGTGGATACACCCCGGTGCGCCAGATATTTTGCCAGTCAAGGTTCGCTCTACTGGATATCTTCTACAGAGCACAGAAGACTTTGTTGTGATCGCCCGCGACTATTACGACCATGATGAGCAGCGCGTGTACGGTGGCCGGATGGTAATTCCAAGAGGTTGCATTGACAGTATAACCTGTATTGCCCTATAGATATGGTATGTTCTCACCAGTTGACTACACCAAGTGGACCGACCGGCTGTGCTTTGACATCGCGCTGCGCCTTGAAGGCAGCGGCGAGGATATCCCTGATATCCTCCAACGTCATGGTATCACACCCGTGGAACTCGCGGAGTTCTCAAAGGACCCGGTCTTTGACAAGAAGGTCAGGCACTACCGGGACGAAATCCGCGAGAAGGGCATCACCTTCCGGCTCAAGGCCCGCGCACAGGCAGAAGAGCTTCTGACCACTTCGTGGTCACTCATCCACCATCCAGACGTATCCGCAGCGGTCAAGGCAGACTTGATCAAGTCCACTGTCAAGTGGGCGGGGCTGGAGGTCAAGGGTGACGCACCCGAGAGCACCGGTGGTGTGTCGATCACGATCAATCTCGGTGGAACCTCGCAGGAGATGCGCGTTGTCGAACATGAGCCTGCTGAGTCTATTTGACGACCGTGGCTGCGCGGTGTTCACGTCACCCCTTGCCGCCGCCGAAGTCGAAAGTCAGTTGAGGGACAACAACCTGTCCTTCCGTACACGGATCATCAAGACGCGCAAGCGCGGCCTTGAATATAGGATCGACCTGCTCAATTCATAGGGAACCGCACCATGCGCATTAAAAACGATCCCGCTGCCGTAATATACAAGCGGGTGAAGTCGCCGACAGATAAGGCGCTGGAAGCGGCTGCCAAGTCCAAGCGTGCGGTGATGGACGCTGTAGGTAAGCGCAAACAGCAACAGGTAGCTAAGGCTTTGGCCGCGCGCGAGGCCCGCAACAGGAAGAGTATGCCGAATGCGGCGGGGGCAGCAGCGTTGACTGTAGCACAGGATAAACGTGCACGTGATGCCGTCGTATCCAGTATGCGTGTGCGCGATGCCATGGAAGCTGCGTTTAGTGGTAAGAAGTTGGACCGCGCTGCTGAGCGGGCCGAAACTGCCAAAGTACGGGCCGAAGTGTCACGTATTTTGCAGGACTTCTCGCGCAATGTAACACTCGGCAAAAAGCTGAAGTAATGGGTTTAACCATAGATTACACGCCGCCGCCCACCGGCAAACGCTTCATGGAGGATAACTCCAAGATGCGCACGCTCATGGGACCGGTAGGTTCTGGTAAGTCAGTCACATGCTCCTTCGAGATCGTGCGCCGCGCCAGTATGCAAAAACCCAACGCCCAAGGTATACGCAGGACACGGGCGGCGGTCGTCCGTGAGACGGCACGTCAGTTGCAGGACACCACCATCAAGACCTTCCTCGACTGGTTCCCACCGGGGGTGTGCGGCGAGTACATGCGCACGACGAAGACGTACTTCTTCAAGGTGGGCAACGTCGAGTGCGAGATCATGTTCCGTGCTCTCGATGATGCTGACGACGTGGCGAACCTGAACTCCCTTGAGTTGACCTTCGCGTGGTTCAACGAGTGCCGGGACATCCACCCTGATATTGTCGATGCGATGTCCAAACGTATTGGCCGTTTCCCGTCCAAGAAGGACGGCGGGCCGACGTGGCACGGAATGTGGGGCGATACCAACCCGCCGACCATGGACACATGGTGGTACTACCAGATGGAAGGGCTTGACCCCAAGGATGGCGTGTCGCCCAACAACAACGGCTGGGCAGTATTCAAGCAGCCGTCAGGCCGCAGTCCGTACGCAGAGAACATCGAGAACCTCCCCGAAGGGTACTACGACACACAAGGCCGCAGCGATGAATACATCCGGGTCTACATCGACGGTGAGTACGGGCTTAGCTCGGCGGGTATGCCGGTCTATAAGTACTTCCGCCCTGATTATCACATGGCCTCTGAGCGTCTTCGTCATATTGCCAATGGTATTC